CGACGGCACGACGCACCCGGCATTTTTGATGGCGGCGATTTGAGCGTCGATGACGGCGAGTTCGGCCTGGAGTTGCGCGATTTGCGTGACGAGCATCTTGCGTCGCTCAGCGTATCGCCCCGTTGGGTGGATAGAGACTGCGGTGTTCGTGACCTCCACCGTGCCATTGTCGATTTTTCGGTAAATCATTGTGTTCTCCTTCGTCTTAGTCGGTCAGGTCCGTCGGCGTAACTACGCCGTTGATGACTTCGATGCGGTAGTATCTGCCGTTGGTCGTGTCCTTGAGGATGACTCCCTTCCAGGCAAACGGCGCGTCGTCGTCGTTCTTGCCGAGGTAATAGGTGTTATCGGCGGCGGGGTAGACGTTGCCCGTCAGCAACCAGTTCGTGCCGTCGTACTGGGCCTTGATAGCCCCCGTGCCGATGGCGAGGATGATGTTGTTCGAGAGCGCCGCCGCGAGCCCCCCGACGTTCGCGCCGAGGATTGTGTTGTTCACGCCGGTGACGATTCCGCGTCCCGTGTTGGCTCCGACGGCGGTGTTCGCGCCCGTGCCGTCGTCGGCGACGATGTCGAGGTCATAGAGGGCGTTCATCCCCATCGCGCTGTTCTGGGAGCCCGTCGTGTTGAAGCAGAGGGCGTACATCCCCATCGCGCTGTTCTGGTAGCCCGTCGTGTTGGAGCCGAGGGCGTACATCCCCTGCGCGGTATTGTAAGCGCCCTTATGCGTAGCCCCGCCCTGGCCCACCGAACTCTGCCCGCCGCCGCCGATGAAGATATTGTACCCGTCACTGTTCGCGCCCTTGTACGTGCTGAACAATGCGTCTGTGCCGCCCGCGATATGCAGATGGTCGAACGTCGGGCCTGCCGCCCCGTCGCTATCGACCTTCCACAACTGGAGGTCATTGATGTGCGCGGCCAGGACTTTGTCAACCCCGTCGATTTTCGGTGTCCATATCATGTTATTTCTCCTAATCCGTAATTAACGAACTTCCTCTAGCGTCATGCTCAGATTCCAGCGGCAGGCGGCCGGGCCGAGGTTCAGCACCGGGTCGGGCTCAAAGTCCATGATGACCACGCGCCGCCAAGTCGCGTCCTCCCAATTATTCTGGAACCAGAGGGATTGATTTAACGCCCTGAGTCCTTGGAAAACGGCGAACTCGCCCACCGTGAGCATCGCCCAGGACAACTGCCACCGGAGAGGGTGCTTGCTCTTCATGTTGTACCGCCATGACCCGCTCAGCATGACCTGCTTCTCAACCTGCTTCGACTGCCCGTGCGGGAACTTCGGGGCGGAACCCCCGGCCCACCGAATCGGGGGAAGGGCCGCGCCAATCTTCGTCGGGCCAAGGTATATGTTAGCCATATTCTCACCTCGGGATTAGAGGCTTCGCCCCGACGCGAACCAGTTGCCTGTCGATGACTTGCATCAGGTACTCCCCGGCGGCGTCCATGTCCCTCCTCGAATAGCCCGTGGCCATGACTAGGGGGGAGTTAATGTTAACGCTTACATTCACGCCCCCCGCGCCAGCCATCGTCATAGCCGGGGCCGCGTTGAACCGGGGGACTGTTAGGGTCTCGCGGACGATGTCGATGAGCTTCGGCTTGTCCAGCAGATACTCCGGCCTCTTCTCCCCGACCAGCACGTTCTGAAGCAGAGTCGGCTTCGGGAACGTCGCGCCCTCGGCCAGGGGAATCGGCTGAGCGGCGATGAGGGCGATCTGGGCGAGGCACAGCGCCCAGATAAGGGGGACCAGGGGGATCCCGAACAGCCCCGCCTGACCCAGGACCTTCGTCGCGGCGAGGGACGCGTTGATGTAGGCCTGGGCGATGGCGGCCCCCTTCTCGGCTATCGCCCAGGTGCGCCGGGCCGAGGACCGCTTGAGCTGGAATTCCGCCTCCAGGGCCGCGATGGCCTTCTGTTTCTTCTCCTCGTCCTTGACCGTAGCGTTGATGTAGGCCAGCCGCTTTTTGTACTCGTTCTCTATGGCGATGGAACTGTTGGCCTGGGCCTGGCCGATGACCCCGTTGACCACGGACAGGACGATGCTGGAGGTTTCGGCTATCTTGTTCATCGCCTCCGTGAAACTGATGACCATCGATTCAAAAGAGGTGTGAGTCATGTCCCAAAGGGCTTGCGCGATGATTTTCCAATGCTCCGTGTACTTCATCAGCGGCAGGTCGCTATCCTGGAGCGACTCCGTGACGTTCTGGATCTCCGGCCAGAGGATTTTATGGAGTCGCGTGTTCTCGAGGAGCGCGAGGCTCATCTCGTTCACGCCATCGGCGGCGTATCCGAATCCATCCCCGAGCGGACGGAGGTCAACCTTGGCGGCTTCCTCCGTGACCCCTCCGATGCCGGCGGATATTTTATCTAGAGCCTTGAATAAAACATCGAACGCGATGACGGTGTCCTCGGCCCCCCTCAGATTCTTTTCCGCCATGTCCGCGAAATCCGCGCCGTTGACCTTCGCGGCGTTCGAGAATTTCAGCAGGGCCGCATTCGATTTTTGAACGAACTCACTGGAGTCGTCGTTTACCTTGGAAAGGAATTCGGCGACATTCCCGGCGGCGGTATTGAGCCATCCCCAAACATCATGGAACATGGCCAGGTTGACTTGTATGGCGAGGACCGCAGCCCGGACGCCCGTCGCCATCAGTTTAAACGCGCCAATGAATACCTTGGCCGTCTTGACCGCCCATTCCTGAAGTTGCCCCGACTCGGTGAACTCCGCTATTTTTTCCCGGATGTAAATCAGGGCCGTAGTTACTCCCTGAGAGAGCTGGGCCAGGGCCGGGATGACGGCGTTGGAGATGTCGTTCCGCATCCCCGTGAACGCCGCCCGCAAGTCAACGAGGGAGTCCATGTACGTGTCAGCGGCCTTTGCGGTCTTCTCGGTGAACACGACCCCGAGTTTTTCGGCCAGGGCCATCTGCTCCCGGAGTCCCGCAGACCCCAGGTTGAGCAGGGGGATGAGTTCGGTCCCGCTCCGCCCGAATAGTTTGATTGCCAGCGCGGTCTTCTCAGCCCCGTTCTCCATCACGGCGAACCGGTCCGCCACCTCGAGCATGACGTCGGCCATCGGGCGGAATTTCCCCTCGACGTCCGTGACTTTGATGCCCAGGGCATGAAACGCGCCCTCGGCCTTCTTTATGCCTTCCTCTCCGGCGACCATGTTCCGGCCGAGAAACCTGAACCCCAGGGCAACGCCCTCGAGCGAAGTCCCGCTTTTGTCGGCCGCCAATTTCAGGCTGGAAAGAAGTTCGGCGGAGACCCCGGTCCGTAGTGACATATCATAGAATTTTTCCCCGGCCTCGGCGGTCTGATGGGCCATGACCAGGATGGCCCCGGCGGCCGCACTCACCGCCGCCGCGATGAGAACTCCGGCCGTCTTGAATTGTCTCCCGATGTTCCCGGCCATCCCCGTCAGGGCGGTCTCGTCCTTGGCGATGGCCTTGATGGAGGAGTTCCAGCCCGTCTTGTCCAGGAGGAGTTTCCCGATAATCGACCCCGCGACGAATCCGCCGGTTACGTTCATTTTATCGCCCTTAACTTAGAGTATTTGTGCAGCCGCTTGGCCCTGGGTTTCGGGGAGACCCCGGCCTCCCGGTCCGCCTTCCTTCTTGCCCGTCTCTCATCCATCTTCCTGTTAGCCTCGGCGATCAGGGTGGCGTTCTCCCGGTCCAGGGCGTCGATCTCGCCCCCGTCCTGCTCCATCGCCGCGACCTCGGCGCGCAGGGCCTCCAGGTACTTGTTCCTGAAATCCGCGTCCCAGTAGGGCAGGAGGGCGGCGTTCACGGCTTCCACCCTTCGTTCGAGTCGTCTCAATTTCGCCTCCGCCACCCAGTAGGAAACATCGCGGACGTCCATCGCCAAGATGTCGGCAAACGAGAACAGGCCAGGAAATTCCCCCGCTACGAGGGCAACGACTCGCCCCCTGGCCTCCGCCCGTTTTTTGATTCGCCCCCCGGCTGGACCGACTCCTTGACCACGAACTCGATGAGGGTCCTGAGTTTCGCCAGGGGCAGATTGCCGATGATGGAGGAGTCGCCCTCGAGCAGGGCCGCGAGGCTCTCCCCGATCGCCTTTGCCGAGCCGGCCCCCGCGTTGAACTGAAGGCCCTGTATCTGCGTGAGCGTCCCCAGGGTCATCTCTCTGACCTTCAGCACCACCCCGTCGATCTCGACCTCAATGGGCTCGAAAAGCGTGGGCTTCGTGTCCAGTTTCAGACGTTCAGCCATGTTGCACCGCCCCGCTCATGGAAGCGGCCAGCCGAGTCCGCTTGCGCCGGATTCCATCCCGATGGTGCCGTAGAGTCCGACCTGGTAGCTCTCCTGGGACAGGAACACCTTGAACTTGACCGGGAAGATCCTCTGCGTGTCCTTGTCCCAGGTCAGGTCCAGCCCGGCGACGGGGTAGGTCTTGAAGAGGCGGACCCAGGTCTTGGGGTCGGTGGAGATCACGTTGCCGCAGAGCGGCTTGATGACCAGTTCCTTCGCCATCGAGTAGAGCGAGCACCCGATCTGGTTCGCGATGGGGATGATGTCCGGCTCCCCGAGGTAGCTCTCGACCGAGTTGAGCACCCGGGCCAACTGGACCACGCTCAGGCGGGTGAGGGGGACCTCCAGCGTCAGTGCCGAGCCGGTCAGCACGGCGTCCACGGCCGCGTCGCCCGCCTGGTCCTCGTTGATGTCCGAGGCGGCGGTCTCCATTCCGAGTTTGACGGCGCCCAGGGTCTTGCCCAGGTAGGCGGCGTCCGACTCTCCGTAGCCCCAGACGATCTCGCAGGGGCCTTTGTCAAGGATTGGGGAAATAGGCATATTGCCCTCCTAAAATATCTGGATAGCTCACGGGGAACCCGATTCCTTGCATGAGCCTTCTTCCATTCGCCATATGTAGTTCGTCGAGAATATGTGACGGCGGTTATCGTCCACGCCGAGGTACTGCGGGACGGCCAGTGCCTCCACCGTCATCGCCAGATAGTCGGGGTTGCCGCCGATCCCGGGCAGGTTCCACCCCGAGGTGCCGTGGATCGCCTCGAAGACCGCGTAAGCGTCCTCTCGGGCCTCGAAGTAGGTCCCGGCCCGGCACAGAACCTGAATGAGCATGTCCACCATGTCGGGGCAGTAGAAGTTCGCGTCCCCGCCCGTCTCCTGCACCAGGACGTAGCGCACCGGGGCCGACTGCAACAGATGCCCAACCTGCAGTTTAACGTCGAGAGCGAACCCCGTTAACCCGGAGATGAGGGTGCAGATTTCTTTGAGCATCACTTCCCCCCGAGGGCCTTCTGGAGATGGGTCGCGACGATCTTCATGTACTTGTCCTTGAACATGCTCATCTTCGATTCGAGGTACTTGCGCCCGGAGCCGGGAAGCGTCCAGTTGATTTTGACGTCTTCCGCAGGCGTAAGTTCGTGCCAGCGGGCCGCGTACTCCTTGTTGAACCCGACCGTGACCTCGGCGCCGCCCCCGGTGACCACCGCCCGTTCCGTACGGCCGGAGCCGCGCAAATGGCCCTCGTCGAAGGGCACGTAGGGCCTCATCTCGATGGCGTCGATTATCAGTTGGCTCCCGGCCTGGAACAGCCCCTTGGCCGTCTCCCGGGGCTCCACCTCTTTGACGAGCAGTGCTAGCCCCTTCTCGAAGTCGCTGAAATCAACCGTCATGCCCATGTCTTTACCTAAGCTAAATAAACCTCGTAGTGCGGGTGCGAGAAGTCCTTCGGCTTCCTGATGTCGATGATGGCCCGGTCGAACGACTCGCCCCCTATCCAGATGCGGTCCTCGTGCGATAGTTTCCGCCCGAGGTAGGTTGCGCCGTCAATCTTCTTGGGAAGGTAAACCATAACGGTCGAGGTAACTTCCTCGCCCCTAGCGTTGCGGACGAGCCGCGTCTTCCACTCCACGTAACCCTTGACGGCAATCTCGGTACCGGACGCCGGCTCGCCCCAGGAGTCGTTCCCCTCCCACCTGAGGATAGCGATGGCGTCAACGCAGTAGGCGTCCAGCATACTCATCGGATGTTCCTCCATTGGGCGGCTTCCTGGCCCTCGCGGATCTGGCGGGCCAGGTCCGTCTCGCCGTATTCCTTCTGGACCTCGATGGCCGCCTCGCTAGTCGCTAGGAGGACGTGCTTGCAGTTCGGATGGAATGGGGGCTCCTCCAGGAGCATCGGATAGTCCGGGCTCGTGCCGCTGATGGAGTAGGTGTTCCCCTCGAACTCGGCGCAG